TCATCACCAACAAAATCTAATGCATCTACTAAAACATATTGAACAACCTCACTACTTTCTAGCGTGTCTGGTGTTGCTATATTGAAATTTGTTGTACTAGGATAACCTGTTATATCTACTGCCATTACGTTAATGTTATATTAAAAGTGTTACTTTCAGGTGTTGAATTGCTTTCTGAATCATAACCGTACATAATTACATTCCACTCACCAAGTGCAGGAAATGTTATTGGTTGCGTTGATGTTGTTCCAGATACAGATATAAGTGCAATTACTCCAGAGCTTACAAATTCAGCAAGTATATAAAATTCCTCATAAGTTCCTGCTACTGTAAAATCAACAGCAGCATCTAAAGTTGAGCCAGTTTGTGTTATATTATTAATGATAATAAAAGCTGCACCTGCTGGTGATTCGTCTAATTCAATAGGCACTATAAAAGTACCACTTTCTGACATCGTGTAATCACCAACACGCATTAGTACTTTATTATCAGGCGTATCAGGGTTTTCACCATCCAAACCAAACCCATAACCCTTTAAAGCTATTTGCGTATCTATGTGAAAAGGACTATTTATAAACACTCCAGAATTACCAAAATAATATACAACCGTTCTAATCCACATTTGATTATCACTATTAACTAAAGAAGTGCTACCTAAAGTTACAGGTGTAAATTCTAAATAAGAATTAATTAAACGTGATATGTTTACTTTACTATTACCGTTAGATTGTGCAGCATTGTTTATAGTTATCTCATAAGTTGCATCAGTAGGAACGTCACTAATTTTACTACCTGTCCAAATATATATCTTTAAAGTATAAGCAGTACAAACTAAAGGACCTATATAAGTAAAAGGTGTTGTAACATAATATGGTGATAGTGTCTTAATCATATCAAACTCGTTTTAAATAATGTATCTACTTCTAATGAATATGCTTCAACAATATCATCTGGCAATCTTTTAAACGCTCTTTCAAAAGGTGTGGTTATAAAATTAGTTGTTTTAATACCTTTTAAAAACACACTTCTTGCAATAGCAAACTGCAAACTCTTTCTGCTTTGAAACTGACCTTTTTCATTTCTAGGTGCAAACCCTTTTTTAACTATCCAATTACTAAAAACCTTTGCTGGTGGCATCTTGTTTGTATACTTAAAAGGACTGTTAGGCGCTTTTGCTGAACTCTTAGAACCCTTAACACCTTTGTCTATAAACTTACCGTAATCAGCCATAGATATATCTAATTGAAAACTATTCTTAGATACATTTATATTATATTCAAGGCTGTTATATAGCCCTTTAGTAGTATTCTTTCCCTCCTTTGTTAAGTTAGTTCTACTCTGTTGGACTATATAACTGCCAAAATCGTTTAAAGCCTTTTCTATACTCATACAACTACTATATCTGTAAATGTTACAAAATTCTCTACTAATCCAGGTGCATCAAAATCAAAACTAAAATAAGATTCAGTAGAAGTGGCAACGAAAGTTTCTTGGTAACTACCAACACCTATACTTTGGAAATTACCACTTAAAACATCACTATCGCCTTGCGTTGTCCCTATAAATACTCTAAATCAACAACAGGGTTATCTTCTACTGCTGTTATATTATAAGTGATTGTATATGTAGCACCAATTTCTGTAACCATAGCAACGGTGTTTTCAAAAGAACCTAAAACTAATCCTGCTGTTACTGTTGCGTTATTATCATAAACTGCTGATACATTATTTTCAAACCATGAAGTATTACCTAAAGCAAAATCACCATTACTTAAAAGATTAGTAGGCTCAACACATAAACTAATTACAGTATTAGGCACTTCTACATCAAAAGTTAATATCCACCCATCTAATAGGTTAGTTCTAGTAAAATATTGTGGGTCTATACTAGGATTTTCTGATGCTTTTATATTGTTTTCTTCAAAATCTGTATACATCTTTAGCCACATTCTATTCAATACAGCTAATGTTTCATTCATATTATCTACTTCATTATCTTGTAACCAAAATTTATCAATACCTGTTTGATTATTAACATCGTTGTTAGCATCACGCACAGCAAAACAACCTATCTGAATATTAAACCTTACTACTTGACCGTTAGTAAAATTACCGTTGTTAATCTGAACATGAACCAAAGGAAAGATATTACCCTTATCTAAGTCTAGCCTATCAAATTCTCCTTGAGTAACTGTATTAACAAAACTATCCTCCTCTGCAAGTTGTTTAATATAATATAATAATTCTGTATACTGATTCATAATCTCATTACGTTTTTACCACGTCTTAAATCTGCTTTTAACTTTTGCTTATCAAACTTATGTGCTAAATAAGTATGCATCTCATAAACATTACTTTCTAATATTGCTTTTTGTTTCCATAATTTACCCTTAGATAAATCATCTAAAGTTGCATACCATCCCCATTTTGAGAAATAGTCTGATGCTGTTCCACCTTCGCTTGTACCTGATTCGTAAATTTCTGGATACTTAGTCTTAATTCCTTCGCTAAATTCGAAAAAAAAACCAGCGCCCCATTTACAACATTCATTGGTATATGCATAAATGCTACTGCTCTATCTTCTGTGCCATCATAACTTTCAATAGTATAATTACCAAACTTATCTTTACCATTTATAGGTCTAAAAAGTATAGCCATTATTCTATTTAGATTATCATTCATATCTTCATTACACCAATAAGACAAATCAAAAAACTCTTTACTTGTTAGCTTATCGAAGTTTGGTATAAAACCATATTCGGTATCATTAAGCGTAAACTTATTAGTGAACTCTGCATCTTGATTTATTGCCTTAGATATATCTTCTACTAATGAAACAAAATCTTTAGCATCTACATAATCCATTTTATGAATAGATATATTGCAGAAGATACTAACTAATCTTTTATTCAATTCAAACTCACTTAAATCAGTACGCTCTATTAGTTTAACATACTTCATGTATTGGTCTAGAGTAATATCTGATATGTTTTCTGGTATTTTAATCTTCATACTATTAAAACTATTTTTAACCTTTTTTGTTATTTCGTTTGTTTATTAAATATATTTGATTATATTTGGGTGTAATTAGTTTTACAAATATTATTCAAATTATTCTAAGTAGGTTTTAATAATTGAATTGGTTGTAGCGAAAGAAGTCTTATCATTATGGTAAGGCTTTTTTTTATCTTATATCGGAAGCACCACCACTAGCAAGATGATAAAATACATTGTATCTAATAGCATCAATAGCGTGATTAAAGTTATCTACATATAGTTTAGCCCCCTTATCTGCGTACACATAGTTATTCAACTCTTTAGCAATGTTTAAACTATTAGGCTCTACAATTATTTCATAGTCCTGCATTAGTGCTATACCTGCTGATATACTCCCTGCACCCTTTCTAGTTGGTATAATCTTACAACCTTGAAAACTCAACTCATTTATAAGTCTAGGCTCTGCACTATCTGCTATTATTAAACGCTCACCAGCACATGAAATGTTTATCTTTGCTATCTCGCTTGTGGTTAGTTTAGGTTTGTATAGATGCTCTTTAACATATAGTTTTTTACGTTTCTTATCTATTGCAACCTCTACTAATGTAGTAGGGTCAATACTAAACCCAAAATCCTGTCCGAATGAAGTTTGTAAGTCATCAGGGTTAAAATCTCCATAGTTCCAATTAGATAATACAACACCCTCTGCTTTGTCTAACCAGCCTCCTAATACAACATGATTATATTTAACGGGGTTGTTATCTCTAATGTATTCAATCTCATCTATAAAAGATTGGTCTAAGTTATCATAGTTATCTAAGTATGTGGAATGAATATAGGTAACATTATTTTTAACACCACAAAAACCCTCTTGAACTCCAGCACGTTCAAAGAATCGTTTGTATATCCAATGCTCTTTTGATGCAGGGTTTAATATTAGTATAACTCTATTCTGAACACCCTTTTGTCTTATGCTTAAATTTATCTTATCAAATGTTTCTTCATCTGTTAGTTCTTCTGCTTCATCTAATATCCAAGTAGTGATACCTTGTAATGACTTTAAATTTGCTGTTTGGTCACCACTTGATGTTTTGATACCTTTGAATATTATTTCGCTCTTAGATGAAGTGTTTTCTATTA